CCAAATCACCAATATGGTCTGTGTCGGTATGAGTTCTCAATTTGATACAATCCCAAGTAAAAAAAGACAGAACCCGTCAATTAAAAGTTCTACCTTTAAATTTCATTAATATTCGTTCATTGAATACTCTATTAGTCTGATTGTATCACTCCATTTCCCATCTGAATACACACATATCCAAATGTTTTCCGGTGAAATGACTGCAGGTTGAATAATCCTTAATGATTCCGGTATTCGCTGCCTCATCTCATAACTATCCAAAGAGCTTAAAAACCAGTCAATATATTCTTGACTTGTAGAGCCGTCTTCAGCCGCTATTGAATTAGTATTTGTTTCAAATGATAAAACAACTGGCTTGTTATCTTGAGAAAAAATTTTTATCAATTCATTGAATTTTGTATCAAACTGTAAATCAAAATTTGTCTCACCAAACCATTCGTGTGCATTACAAAAATTATATAAGTGATAAGCATATGTAGCTAATTCAGAAGCTTTTTCTCTACCTAAAGCTAATTCTTTAGTTTTGTCTAATCCAGTATTAACATAAAGGCTACCATGTTCAAATAAACTGTTATCTTGATTGATAAAATTTTTGATGGTTCCATAACTAGTATGAACTGAGTCGACAAATGTTTTATTCTTTTCGCTATCTTTACCGTACTCACTTGGTACTATATTCAATAAGAAACTTAAAGCTTCTCTAACTTTGTATTTCGATTCCAAGTCCACTGGTTTTAACCCTTCAGAAATTATTGAATCAAGAAACAATGTACCTGTTGCGTGATAAACCGTGAAGTCCATGAATCCTCCTTAAACTAAGAATGTTATTTTTATCGATTATACCACAAATTTTAATATAGAATAATACTTTCAAAAACATATCCTAGTTAAAGTGACACGACCATACTATTTTTTCAATAAAGGATATCATCCATCATGAAGTCACAAGAAGTCACAGCATTAGGCTACGACTTCACTACCGTTTTTCAATTTGAAAGTTACTTTACGATTGTGGCTAACATTAACTTTGTCTACCATCGTTTCCCAAAGCAAGTCATCAAACTCACTTATAAGCCCACTCTGCTGATTGAGTGTCTCTAAAAATTCTTTGAGGTCTTTCTGATGACGGGCTGCTTCCAGTAGCTGCTTCTCTATCGACTCAAATTCACTAACCAGTGCATCATGCCGCTCGACCAAGTTACTGTACTTTTTCTGGTAGGTATCTTGGTCCTGTGGCATTATCGCATTCTCTTTCACTAGATTGGAAACCATTTGAGTGACTACTTCTACCTCGGTTTCAAGCTCAACCAACTTTCGTTCAAGGTCAGAACTTTCCCCAACGTCAAGTAACATTTCTAGATTCTGGATAATCTCATCCTTATTACTGATAACCTTATTGATTGCTGAAACGAACCAATCCTTAATTTCATCTTCAGTAACATGAGGAGTGGTACACTTCTTTTCGCCCTTGTACTTCTCATTACATTGGTAGATAACCCTTCGATATTTTGATGTGGAGTGCCAGACCTTGCTACCGAAGTAATGCCCACAATCACCACATACCAGCTTTGAACTAAATAGTGTAGTACTACCCTTACCCTTTTCTTTCCTATCTAGTGATGCTTGAACCGCATCAAACGTTTCTTTATCTACAATAGCTTCATGGTTATTTTCTACATAATACTGTGGTAACTCTCCCTTGTTAATGTTCTTCTTTTTGGATAGAAAATCAATTGTGTAGGTTTTCTGAAGGAGGGCATCACCCTTGTACTTCTCATTCCTTAACATCCGTTTGATGGTCACAGAACTCCAATGATTCTTACCACTAGGTGAAAGGATACCTTGTTGTGTCAAGTCTTTTGCAATGCTATAGGGAGTTTTACCAAGCAATGCCTGTTGGAAAATGTAGCGGACCGTCTTAGCTTCTTCCTGATTAACGACTATTTCACCATTTTCGCCCTTTTCGAAGCCCATGACGTTGGTATAGGGAAAATGTACCTTTCCTTCCGCAAACTGTTTCCGTAAGCTCCAGGTAACATTCTCGGAGATGCTACGGCTTTCTTCTTGGGCCAAGCTAGACATGATGGTAATCAACAGCTCACCCTTTGAATCTAGAGTCCAGATATTCTCTTTCTCAAAGTAGATTTCAACTCCGACTTCCTTCAACTTACGAACTGTTGTCAATGAATCAACTGTATTTCTTGCAAACCGACTAACTGACTTGGTAATAATGAGGTCAATCTTACCAGCCAATGCATCCTCAATCATGCTCTTAAAACCAACTCGAAGTTTAGTATTAGTGCCACTAATACCTTCATCCGAGTACATTTTGATAAACTCCCAATCGCTTCGACTTGAAATGTATTCTGTATAATACTTCATTTGAGATTCATAGCTGGTTGTTTGGTCTTCATGATCAGTTGATACCCTCGCATAACCTGCTACACGACGTTTCTTAGGTAGCGAAATGCTAGCTAACTCTGAGTTTCTAGGCGCATTTGCTTCAATAGTTATGACGTTTTTCATAAGAAGTGCTCCTTTCTAACCTTCAGTTCATATTTTCTACCTTTTATAGGAAAGACGGTAATTAAACCTACTGATGAGTCATAAATAACCTTCTTGATATTTTCGGTAACCCAATTTTTATCTGGTTTAAATCCAATTTTATCTTCAAATGTAGCTAATATCCGTTTTTCAGATAAAGTCTTACTAGGACAAGAGGATGTTCCGAACCTGTCTCTAGTGCGGCAACAGTATCTGATGGTTCGGTGTACCTTTTTGGAGTCTACTCTAGTAATCATTATTTTTCCACAATGGCTACACTCGATTAACTCTCTAAAAGTACCTTTGTGCATATGGCTTTCCTGATGCATTACCTTGTACCGACGTTCTTTTTCTTGTAGTACCACATCAAAATAAGACTTTGAAACAATGGCTTCATGAGCATCCTCTACAATATACTTATTCTTTTGCCCATTATTTCGTTTAGGATTTCGTGAAAAGGGTTCTCGGTAAGTCTTCTGTAATACCAAACGTCCAAAGTATGCTTCCTGCTTAAAGAACTCTCGGATACTAGAGACTGTGAAGGGATTCCCCAGTCGTGTCAAAACTCCTTGCTCATTTAACTTTTTAGTAATCATTGGGACATTATCTCCGTCCAAGAACCATTGAAACACCTGTTGTACAACCTTTGCTTCATCAGGCTCAATGACATAATTCTCACCATTCCAACGGTAGCCATAGATATCTTGAGGTGTATGAGGTTGACCCTGTTCAAACTTTTTCTTAATCTGCCATCTTAAGTTTTCACTGATGTTATGAGATTCTTCTTGAGCGACAGAAGCCAGGAGAGTTAACATCAACTCGCCTTCGGAACTTAGGCTATCTATCCCTTCTTTTTCAAAGGTAATTCCTATGTTCTTTTGTCTAAGTACACGCACTGTAGACAATAGGTCAACGGTGTTTCTACCGAACCTTGCAATGGATTTAGTTAAAATTCTATCAACTTTCCCCTCATCACATGCCTTTAACAAATCTTGTAACCCTTGACGGTTACTTTGTTCTTTACCGCTGATGCCTTCATCATAATAAACGCCAACCAATTCCCAGTCTGGATGAGACTGAATTAATCTACTATAATAGCTGACCTGAGTGGATAACGAATGATGTAGGCGACTATCAGATACCCTCGCATATGCTGCTACACGCAACTTAGGTTTTTGCGGTGTCATCATTGGTTGAATTCGTCTAACTGTTCTCAATTTGATACACTCCTTTCGCTACTATATATCACTCTAAAGGCCTCATTTATCAAGTCTTTAGGTCGATAATCTACTAATAAATGGTTGATATTTTTCAAGCATCTTTTCCTTAAATTGCTGATGAACTTCCTCACTAATAATCCTAGATTTTAGGAGTCTATCGGCCTGTATCATGGTCAGTTGGTAAGTCATCTCATCTTGTAATTTGTCATTAGTCATAATAGCCCTCCTACCTTACTAAGTAAGGCTGAGGGCATTTTTTCCGCTTTTTAGGCAAAAAAAATAAGCCTGACAGAAAATACATTCCATCAGGCTTAACATAAGTTACTGTTTAATTGCCTTTTCCAAGGCCTGTACTGAAGCAACCAATTTCTCATCATCAAACTTTTGTGATTCTAAAAATCGGTTGAAGTCATCATCATCTAAGTTGAGATGTACAGCTCCAGCATTTTGCAACTGAACAACTGTATCAATGTGACCAATCCCAAAGACAGCACCATTGACCACTGCCACATAACCTTGTTTCCCACTTTTTGATCGTACGACAAAATTTTTCATATCCTCATCCTCCGAAG